TGACCGCTCACAAGAAGTTCCAGACGGCGCTCGACGTGGCGAACACGGACGGGCGACTGCGCGGGAGCGTCCGCTTCTTTGGCGCGCACACCGGGCGGTGGGCGGGACGGGGCCTTCAGCTCCAGAACCTCCCGCGCGCGGGCTTTGAGTCCGAGGCCGCTCAGGACGCGGCTATCCTCGACCTGAACCTGGGTCTCGGTGCCGACCCCCAGACCCTGAAGGCCCTCGTCCGCCCGCTCCTGGTCGGTCCCTTCACCGTGTGCGATTACAGCGCGATTGAGGCGCGCGTGGTCGCCTGGTTGGCGGGCGAGTCGTGGGCGCTGGAGGCGTTCGCGGAGGGCCGGGACATCTACGTGGAGACGGCCAACCGTATGGGCGGCGGGATGGGCCGTAAGGAGGGTAAGGTGGCCGTCCTTGCCCTCGGCTACAACGGAGGCGTAGGGTCGTTGCGCGCTATGGGCGGCGACGCGCTGGGCGGCGAGGCCGTCCTTCAGCGCATTGTCGATCAGTGGCGCGGAGCGAACAGGAACATTGTCCGGCTGTGGGGTCGCCTGGAGCGAGCCTTCTACTATGGCGGGCAGGCGGGAGATCGTCTGACTGTGGAGGCGGACGGCTCCGACCGTCTGGTGCGCCTCCCGTCCGGTCGCGCGGTGGTGTATCACCAGGTGCGCGCGGGGCGCGACGGTCGCCTGTCGTTCCAGGACCCGAAGCTGCGCTGGAGGACGGAGACCTACGGTGGGCGGCTGGTCGAGAACGTGACTCAGGCGGTGGCCCGCGACGTGCTGGGCGCGGCCCTGGTTCGCCTCGTGGAGGAGGGCCACCGCGTGGTCGGCCACGTGCATGACGAGGTGATCGTGGAGTCGTCGCCGGAGTCGTCCCTGGAGGCCATCCGTCGCGTGATGGTGACTCCCACGGAGTGGTCGGAGGGCCTGCCCTTGGCGGCGGCTGGCTACTCATGTGGTCGGTATCGGAAGGATTAGCAGGGTGTGGGGTGTATCACTAGCGTTTTGGTGATGCACCCCGCGCCGGGTGCGCTATACTTAAACCGTCACCGCCCCGGTGACCCACACCAGGGAGGCCCCACCACCCGGCGGGGCCTCCCGCCCAACACCCGAAAGGACACCATCATGGCAAATAAGATCGAGATCCCCGTCAACGACAACACCGGAAAGCTCATCTACTGGAAGAGGAACCACAAGCTCGGGGTCCCCGGCAAGTTCGGCCTCATCCCCGCCGAGAAGATCGACCAGATCAGCATCGACCACCCCGAAGTCGCGGGCGCGCCAGGCCAGCAGATCGTCTACATCCTCGCGGAGGGCGTGCTGTACTCCTACGGCATCCCCAAGTCCAGCCTGGACGACCTCAACGCGATTCGCCTCCAGGTGCAGGGCGCGCGCGACATTGCCCGCATCACCCAGCAGCTCAACAACTGAGAAAGGACCAAGACCATGAACTTCACCGACCAGCTCCAGGACGGCCTGGACCAGCTCAGGGATGCCCTCGAGGCCTTCGCCTTCGCCCTGAAGGCGGTCCCGATCCAGCGGGGACACCTCACCGTCCCCAACGACGAGGTGACCGGCGAGTACCTCGCCAGCCTCCCGGTCGGCCTCACCCTCCACGAACGCGGGCTTGCCGCCGCCCGCCTGGACAACCTGATCACCATCCGACGCGAAACGAGCTGCTTCGTCCGCCTCCCGCTCAGCAACGAGCACAGCGGCAAGCTCATCACCTACGAGCTGAAGCGCCACGAGGAGCACACGCACGTGTCGTTCAACCTCTCCGCCCGCCCCGTCGACCCGAACATCCTCTGAAAGGACCAACCATTATGACCACCCGAGAAATCCGCAACCTTGACACCGACGATCTGATCAACGTTATCCGTCGAGCCGCCTACGGCGAAACCGTGTACGCGGGGGCCGCCATCATCCACAAGGACGACAACACCGGCTACGCCGTCGCAAACATGCTCACAAGTCTGAGCGTCGCCGACCGAAGCGTCATCGAAGACGCTGTTAACAGGGAGGTGCGCGGCATCGAACAGCGCGGTGCATACCCGGAGAAGTTGCTCGCCTTCGACATTCCCGCCGACGACGAGGGCAGGGCCGGGTACCACGGAAGGCTCCTCGCCATCGTGGAGCTGCACATGCACGAGCCGATGACTGCGGAGCTGAACAAAAACTGCCGCTCGCACGTCCTCGTCCGCCTCACCCAGGCCAACCCGGACAAACCCGGCGTGAATGAGAAGGCCCTCCAGGACCTCGAGGACGCGCTGCGGGCCACCACCGACATGCGGGCGGGCCTGTTCGCCTACTCCATCTCCGGCGACGCTCAGCGACTCCGTGAGTGCCTTCAAGCCTCGGACTCCGAAAACTGACCACCCGAAAGGACCAACCATCATGGACTACGGAAATTCTCCCCAGGACCTGCTCCTGCGCGTCGCCTCCGAGAAAGCAGCCGTCTACGGCATCTCCTGGCGCAAGCGCGGTGAGGCCTTCTCCATCGTCCCGAACGTCGCTAGGAAGGTTGACCGGCTGGGTGCGCCCGGCGCGGGCGACCTCGACTACGAGACGGGCGCGAACTACGATATAGCAGCCGCCGCCCAGGTGATCGAGCGGTGCGCCAGCCTCGCTAGGGTCCCCAGTGTCACCTGCCCGGACGAGCAGCTTATCAAGCTGGTTCAGCTCAACCTCGAGGAGCTGTGCGACGAGGTGCTGAGCCGCGAGCGCAGCATTGACCGCAGCCTGGCGATCCTAAGCCGCCTCCTCGAGAACGCGTGGGAGCTGTATCGCCGCGAGTGGGGCATGGCGGTGGGTCGCCACGACCAGGACCCCCGTCCCTCCTGAGCGCACACGAGACGAGGCCCCTCCAAGCCGATCAGCTTGGAGGGGCCTCCTGCTATGCCGCCTACAGCTCGTCCCAGCCTTCCACGTGCGGAGGAGGCTCAGGCTGCGGTGGCGTTAACCCAGGCGAAGGCGCAGGCGTTACGCCCGGCTGCGCCCCAGCCTCGACAACGGGTGGCGCGGTCGGCTCCAGCAGCTCCGCAATAGTCACCCGCTGATCGTCCACCAAGTCCATCTCACGGTCAGCCAACAGGCCAGCCGGGGTGAACACCTGAAGCCGATAGCGCCCCGGGTGCAGGGCCGCTGAGATCGGCGCGCGAACACCAGCCGCCAGGTTACCCGCGACGAGCACGTTCCCGTCCGGAAGTCTCCCCGGCTCGGGTATGGGCTTCGCGTGGACGGTCATGGGGACGATACGCCCCGTGGGGGTCTGAACCGACCCCTCGATGAAAGCAGTCATGACGACGCTCCTATGGTCGAGAGCGTATCTCGGAGCGCTTCATGCTCCGCCCACGCCGTCTCCTGGATATTGTCTATCCGAACGCCCAGGTCGCGCATGTCGCGGTCCTGGCGTTCGGTGATATTGGTGAGCACCTGACCGTGGGAGGCGAGCACCTGGCCGTGCGCGTCCAACGTCGAACGGAAACCCTCTTGGTTCTGCTCGATGCGGCGCACCGCGTCCTTGATGCTGCCCCCATGATTCGGGGTCACCTCGTGGTGTACTTCGGACAGCGAGGCCTCCAGCGCGTCCAGACGCTGGTCGATCTTCCCCGCGATAGCCTCCAGCGTGGCCGACGTTTCGGCCTGCTCGCGCTCAGCGCGAGCCTTGCCGACCTGCTCCCGGACCAGGAGCGCCTCCGCCTTGGCCTTCTCTCGTCCCCACTTGATGCCAGCGAGGACGGACACAGCCGTCACCAGGCCGCCGAAGGCAACTCCGGCGGCACTGATGGCGGCTACGACCTCGCCCGGGGTCACTTGCCCGGCTCCTCCAGGTCTCGCTCACCGTAGATCGGGGCCTCGTAGACCCCGCCCGTGTGGGATGCGGCAAGCACGAGGGCGATCAGACCCAGCGCCTTATCCGCCACGTCGAGCCAGTGCGTGGACTGCTCTGGCGTGACCAGGCCGTAGGCCATTCCCACCGCCAGGAGAGCCGCGACGATGCCATAAATGGCCTTGCGGCGCGGCGGCGTGAGAGCCGCCCACTTCGTGCGATCAGTCGTGAGAGCGTGCTTCGGGGCACCCATGATTACCATCCTCCATTCAGCAGCGCCTGCTGCATTGCTTCGACCGTGGGAGACGGGGCATCCAGCACACCGTCGCCCTCCAGTCCGTACCGTGCGGCGAGTGCGTTCGCCGTGTCCGGCCCCATGAGGCCGTCAGCCTCCACGCCGAGGGCCTTCTGCATAGCCTCGATGAGGAGAGAGCCTTCCGCCCACTCGGTGGGAACAAACTCCCAGCCGGACGTGCAGGCGGGCAGGTTGTCGCGGTTGACCGCCGCCTGGGACGACACCACGCCGTCCACGGTGGTGCCGAGGACACCCTGGAGGAGGCGGGTCGTCGCCTCGCCCCAGTAGCCGTCAACGGCGGGCTGGTGGGCGGCGGTGGGGACGATGCTCGCGCCGCGCAGCGCCGCCAGCGTCTGGGGACCGGGAATACCGTCGATCTCCAGGCCGCCGTTATCCCCCTGGAAGGCCTTAATGGCGTTGTAGGTGTTCTCACCCAGGATGCCGTCCGCGCCGTCCTCGCCCAGGTCGTAGCCTCGCGCGAGGAGCTGCTGCTGGACTTCGCGCACGTAGTCCTCGCTGTAGCCGTTCGGGTTGTAGCCGGAACCGTGGCCGTAGGTGGACACGCCGCCCGTATCCGACCCCGTGTAGCGGAGCACGCAGTCCCACGGGTAATCGTAATAGGGCTTGACGTTGGTCTCGTTGGCCTGGTCGCCCGCCTGGCCGCCCGCGATCTCGCCGCGCTCGTCAATCGAGGCCTGAGCGAGCAGACCGCCACCCAGGTAGACCGCGACGTGGTTGGCGTGGTTGAGCAGGATGTCGCCACGCTCCAGGTCGGTATCGGGGTCGAGCAGGTCCCAGCCCCTGGCCGTCAGCTCACGAGCCATGTTGCCCGTGTAGGTGGCGTTGCCGGTGTCAAAGCCCCTGGCCTTCAGCACGCCGATAACGAGAGCAGAGCAATCCGTCTCGCCACCCACGCGCAGGTCCCAGCGGTTCCACTGGTCGTAACCAAGGTCGCCATACTGGCACCACCACTTCATGTCATATGCAAATGCGTCAATGTCTGGCATGTTGTCAGTTTCCCTTCTTGTCCTTCATGGCCTGACGGAGGGCGAACAGGAGGTGTTCGTCCGTCACGGCGGATAGGTCTTCTCCAACCTCGGGCGGCACCTTAGCCAGCGCCAGGTACCGCGCCTCGAAAGCGTCCTCATACACGTCCGCGATAGCCTGCTTGCCCGTGTTGTCAGCGTTCGAGACGATGATGTTGCGCCACGAGGCCTCAACCTCGTTTTCTGTCATGCCCAGCGTCGCCGCCAGAGCCACGGCGCGCTCTTTGAGCGCGGCATCCTTCGTCACCGCGATCAGCGCGCGGCTTGTTGCTGCCATTGTTGCCCCCTTCAGGCCTTGATAATGTACCCCACCGCATAGAACGGAGGGAGATTGTTGTGCGGCTCGTTGCCTCCCGTAGCCGCCGCCTCCAGGTAGCCGAGCTGGCCCGACCCGGACCCCGCCGCGATAGTCCACTTGCCGCCCGAGCCAGCGTCCGACCGCCAGATACCCACGCCACCAAACCATGAGCTGTCGTAGCCCTGACCGATCACCTTGTGGTTGTGGATCGGCATCTCAGCGGTGGTCAGGGTGTGGGTCTCCTCACCGCCCGTCTGCGCTCGCGGGTGGGAGGCAGACGACCCCATGAGGAAACGGCCACGCAGGTCCGGAACCATGAAGTCCGCGCCGGTCCCTGTCGCGCCCAGGACCGCCGCGAGCGCCGGATACTGCGACTTCTTGTAGGCCGTGCCGTCGCACAGGAGCCACCCGGCGGGAGCCTTCACCCCCGCGTAGGCCACGACGGTGCCCACCGGGGCGGACGATCCGCCGTCGCCCGTCTGCGTCTCCCGCACCGTCCCCAGCAGGTACAGGCGGCGGTTGACGCTGACCGTCCAGACGCGGCGGCCCGTCTTCAGGTCGCCCGCAAAATTGATCGGGTCAGCGGACAGGGGTGTTGCGTCGCCGTCGAGCTGGACGCGCAGCGGGTCGGTGCCGACCACGACGGCCCACCGGAAGACGGGCGCGAGGTCGAGGCGCTGGCGCAGGCCCGCCACCACATTCATGAGGTAATCGAGCGTCGTCATAGGTCCGTGACCTCCAGTAGCTTGGTCTTGGTGAGCGCGGTGGGGTCCAGCGTGTACTCGATCTCCTTGACCACGCCCTGCGCCGTGTGCCCCTGGCTCGAAAAGCCGACCACCTGGTTCGGCTGGATCGGGACCGGCATGTGCTGGATGGTGATCGACGCGGACGGGGTGGACACGTCGATGAGGCGGCGGCGCGCCTGCGAGTCGATGGACTCCTGATTAGCGGCCTCGACACCCGTCTGGGTCTCCACGATCCACCGACCGCGCGACGGGTAGGAGTAGGCGCTGGCGGGGTCCTCGTTGGTCGCCACACCCACCAGAGCCGCCTTATCCTGGCTACCCTCAGACACCAGCACCACCTTGTTGGGCACGGAGGCCGCGTCCAGCTCGCGCTCCCACTCAGGCAGGTGGATAGACCTCGCGCCCTCCCGGAAGTCATAGGCCACGCCGCGCGCCGCCGGGCGCACGTAGGGGTCCAAGTGGACCTGCCCCTCACCGTCCGGGTGTGCCGACCAGTAGCCCGCCGCGCTCAGCAGCTCATTGGCGATAGTGAGGCGGGACTTGCCCGGATCGTACACGATGTCAGACGACGCGGTGGCCGTCGATGGCGTGATGGACAGGCGCTCTAGGCCGGTCTCACGCAGCAGCCCCGCCGCCACGTCGATGAGATTAGACCCGGCCTTCACGGTGTACGTGCGGTCCACGCAGTCAGCGTCCGGGAGGGCCAGCGGGGAGGACAGGTCCACGCTCCACGTGGACCCCGCCTCACCATAGGAGCGAGTGGGCGCGGACAGGAGGAACACGCCGAGGCCCCACGTCTGACCGTTCGCCGTGTAGTCGATGCGGACGCGCTGGGTCATCCAGTCGATGTGTCCGCACGCCTCGGTGAGACTCAGGCTCCCGGACGCGCGCAAGCGAGTGGAGTTGCTCAGGGTGATGTTCCCGCCGGTCACGCCGTCCAGACGACGAACCACACGGTCCCCCCAGTCTAGGAGTGTGACCGTGTAATCCGCTTGCCGGTGCGTGTCGAGGGCGCTCATTCGTCAATCTCCCTCACCGTGGACGCGAGCGCGTCCCTCGACAGCTCGATCAGGCCACGACGGGTAATCAGCGGACCCCGGCCCTCCAGGAACCACAGGGCCGCCTCGTCGTTAGAGCCTTCCGTGGGGAGGACCTCACAGGCGACGATCCAGGCACCCGCCAACGCCCGGCCCTGATGCTTCTCAGCGATCACGGCGGCAATGGCGTTTTCCACCTGGTCAAGCCCGCTACTCATGGTCTACCTCCTCGACCTCCAGCTTAACACTCCACTTGCCGGACAGCGCCCGGTCAGCGGTGAAGTCTCTGACCGAACAGTAAACCCTCCGGCCCATCGGATCACGGTACAGGAACGGCCCCGGCATGTAGGACAGCTCCTCCAGCCGCTGGATCATCCAGAAGTCCTCATCGAACAGCGTCGCGGACAGGCTCAGGGTCTTGGCCCGGTGCCGACCGGCCATCTCCACGGCCTTCTCCCGGCCCGCGAAACGGTGCAGCTTGCGGTTAGCGAGACCCGTCTTGCACGAGTGCAGCGGGTCCCATCTGAGCGGGACGGTGAAGCCGAAGTTTTGGCCGCCTCCGATCCACATGGCCCACGAGTCCAGGACCATCTCCGACGTGGCGACCGCCGACGACGGGAGAGCCGACGTAGCCGTCACGCGATACGCCGCCGCCCCGTGGCTGACCGACTGGTAATCGAGGAGCTGGCCCGACACGGGCAGGTCCTCGGTGATCGTCGTCCACGTGCGCCCACCATCGTCGGAGCGCTCCACCCGGTTGCGCACAGCGGCGGGCTTACCCGCCTCCGGGGCAGGGTTCACCACGCGTACACGCACGCAGCCCGCCAAGTCGTCCCACTCCGGATACACGCGCGGGGCCGGGGGCTTCTCGTAAGCCACGGCAAACGTCTGGTTGGTGATCCTGGACTGCACTCCGTGGGCGTTCGTCGCAACCACGACCACGCGGTAAGTGCGACCGTTCTCCAGGTACGTGTTCAGGCGGACGCGAGTCAGCGGCCCCCGCACCTCCTGCGTCTCCACCAGGTTATTGCCGCCCAGGTATAGCTCGACGCGGGCACTCGACTGCGCCGTACCACCATTGGCCGAGTACACCCACGCAACCTCCACGAACGACGTTTTGACCGTCTGGGAGGGGGACTGGATCGACACGACGGGGCGCGGCTCGACGTAGAACGTCGCCCGCCGCGAGATCGGAGACGCATCCGCATGGAGGCCCCACGTCTTCACCCAATACTCGTATGCGCCGACCTGGAGGACTCCGACCGTCGCCTGCTGCGCGGTGTCGCGCCGGTCGAACGTCGGCCCCGGCGTATTCGTCGCCTTCTTCAGGTACTGGAGGCTGTAGCGGGTCTGCGGGCTGGAATCGGTCGGATTATGCCGCCAGGTCAGAATCACCGGGTCGTCCGACGGGAAGTACACGCCGTCCGAGGTCGGCTCCGGCGCGTTCGGGCGCGCCAGGAGCTGCACGACGTTGGACGGGGCCGACTTCGGGGACTCCACCGTCCCGCCCACGCAGACGACGCGGTACTGGTGAGTAACGTCCAGGCGCGGGTTGCGGTGCAGACAGAACGCCTCCTCGGTCTTCAGGGAGGCCTTCATGAGCAGCGTGTTGCCGTCGTAAATATCCCACCTGGTCGGAGTGTACGGGGCCTTATTCTCCCACGTGATCAGAATATCGCCGTTGGCGTTCTTCTCCGCCCGGACGTTGACCGGAGCGGGCGGGGTCGTGTACACCGGCTCCGCCTCAGCGTAGGCCGAACCGCCCGCGCTATTCTCCGACTTCACGCGGTACGTGTACCTGTGCCCAGCGGTCACATTGAAGGTGGCGAGCGAGACCGCATTTTTGACCGGAGCGACAACTTCCCAGTCCGCGGACTCATCCACCCGCCGCTCAACCACATAATTGTCGATAGGGTTGGCCTCGCCCTGGGGCGGGGCGATCCAATCCACCGTGATCTGGGAGTCGCTGACGCGGGTGGCGCGGGCGACCGTCGGAGCGTTCGGAACATTGACCGGACGTGCAGGCAGCGTCAGGTAGTTCTCGACGGCAGGGTTGCCGCCGTTCCAGATCGGCCCCAGGCTCGCGCCAATGCCAATCGTGGTCTCCTGTCCGTACTTGAGCGGGACGTTGAAGCTCCACTGCGACAGCTGCTTGTAGACCGTCTGACCGTAGCCAGACGAGAAGCTGAACGACTCGGAGCCTTCGCCCGAGTAGCCCCACCAGCGCCACCTGTTGGTCCAGTTGTGGCCGTACCCGTCCGAACAGGCGGTCACGGTCGCCGTGACCGTGACCGACCCGCTGGCCGGGTCGCCCGACCAGTCCAAGGCAATGCCAATGAACATGAAGCCGCTAGAAGCGGACCATACGACAGCCATACGCTAACCGTCCCTTCCTGTTAGAAGCCTGCGCCGAGGAGATCACGGGCGCGCGTGCGAGAAGCCGGAGCCAGCGCGTCATTCACCGCGCCCCTGGCCGCGACGCGCATCCGCGCCATGAGCTGGCCGTCCTCGTCCACGACCACCAGCGTATCCGTCCCGCTGGTCAGTGGGACGCGGTTCTGAAGCGCGTCCCACTGACCAGACGTAAAGACCGGCTCAGGCTTACCCGTCTTATTCAGGACCGTGGTCAGGCCCGGCTGGAGATAGCCCCCATTGTCGAACTTGTAGGTGCCCGCCGTGGGACTGCCCCAGATGCCCGTCTCGCGCACGAAAGCGCCGGGCTTAGGTGCCTCCACCATCATGCCGTTACCGGACGAAATGGCGACGTGCCAGGCGGGATTACCCCAGTACAGGAGCGTGCCGGGGACGTTGACGTTGCCCGCGCTGGAGCCAGACTGGTAGCCAGCCGCCGTCAAGCGGGGAATCGAACTGCCCATCTGGTGGGCGGCCCAGTACACGAGGCCGGAGCAGTCGAGGCCCGGCGGGATAGACGAGCCGCCCCACACGTAGGGTACGCCGATGGCCTTCCTGGCGGCGTTGACGATGCCGACCGCGCCCATTGTCTCGGTCTTGCCCTTCAGCCAGTTGGCGAAGCCGTCGATCCAGATGCCGGGGACGGCGCGCATCGAGTCCGAGATCATGCCCGAGCCGGGGAGGTTGGCCATCATGGCGTTGACCGGGGCCTTGATGAAGTTCGCCACCGCGCCGATGGGGTCAGCGATAATCTTCCCCATCGTGTCCGCCGCGTCCTTAATCCAGTCCCAGCCACCCTTCACGGCACCCCAGATACCGCCGTCCGCGTAAGCCGCGAACTTCACGCCCGTGTCCCCGCCGGGGATGTAGGAGGAGTGCGCCCTGGCCGCTGCGTTCATACGCGCCACGGCCTCGGGGCCGCCCACCGCGCGCACCCACTCGGGGCGCATGATGGCCTCGCCGCCGGACAGGGCGAGCGCGCCGCCACCATCCGGGGAGAAGAAGTGGTAGATGTCCCGGCCCGGCGTGTAGCCGGGGAGGACACCGCCGGAGGCGTATTCGGCGATAGGCGAGACCGCCGGGAGGCGGAAGGACAGGCCCAGCTTCTCAGCCATGCTGTCCGCCGTTTTCTTGATGCCCGAGGTGTAGACCGTATTAATGATGAAATTGATGGGCTTGGCGACCACGGACTTGACCGAGCTCCAGATATTCGCCACGCTATCCTTCATCGACTGGAAGGCGCTCTGGATGCCACCCGTCACCGTCGAAATGATCGACTGAAGCGTGCCGCTCATCCACGTTGCCACGGAGTTGATCGAGGACTTGATGCCTTCCCAGATCGACGTGATGGCCGTCCAGAGCGCCTGCGCGCCCGCCTTGATGTTCTCCCACACGGTCGAGATCACGGGCAGCACGTAGGACTGGAACCAGCCCGCCACCGTCTGCACCGTCGTCTGGATACCTGTCCACACGGTCTGAATACCCTGCCAGAGCAGGCCCGCGCCCGCCTTAATGCCGTCCCACACGGCGGTGATCACCGGGAGGACGTAGGACTGGAACAGGTCGGCGGCGACCTGAACGCACGTCTGGATATAGTTCCAGTACGCCTGAATGCCGTCCCACAGGAGGCCCGCCCCGGCCTTGATGCCATCCCACACGGCGACGATCACCGGCAAGACGTAGGCCGTGAAAAAGTCCGCCACCGTCTGCACCGCCGACTGGATGCCCGCCCAGGCCGACTGCATGTACTCCCACAGGGTCGCCACGCCGGTCTTGATGCCCTCCCACGCGGTCTGAATGTAGGGCCAGACGTAGGTCACGATGAAGTCGGCAATCCCCTGGAGGACGGCCTTCCACGCCTCGATGTACAGGGCGATAGCCGTCACGACCACCCACACGGCGATCTTGATACCCTCCCACACCGACTCAAAAACTGGCAGGAGGTAAGTCTTGAACCAGTCGATCACAGAACCGACCGCGCTCTTGATGCCCGCCCACATGCCGTCGATGAAGTTCCTGAACGTCTCGGACTTGTTGTAGGCGACGACGAAGGCCGCGACCAGCGCGCCAATAGCGACCACAATCAGACCGATCGGGTTGGCATCCATAGCCGCGTTGAGGAGCCACTGGGCGGCGGTGTATGCGCCCGTAGCCACCTTGCCAGCCACCATAGCGCCCTTCTGAGCCACCCAGGCCGCCGTCGTGCGGCCCACCTGCACGCCCTGCTGGACGATGGAGCGCAGGAAGTCGCCCGCGTACATGGCCTTCAGGGCCACGGTCTCCGCCAGGTCTCCCGCCTTGGCGACCTTCGCCGCCGTCCAGGCGGACACCTGTCCCCAGATCTGAGTCGTCAGCGCGACAAGACTCATGGTGCCCGTGACCGCCTTCCAGGCGATAAAGCCACCCACGACGGCCTCCAGGATCACCTTATTCTGCACGAGCGCGCCGAAGAAGCTCCCCAGCACACCCCAGAACGGCGAGGACACGACCGCGCCCAGGAAGTTCGCCACGCCGGGTATCACCGTCGTGGACAGGAAGCCCCAGATGTCCATCACGTGGTCGCGCACCGATAGAATAAAGTCGATCAGGCCCGAGTCCTCCTCGACCCCGAAGAAGTTGCCGTCGAAGTTGCCGTTGACCGCGAGGTCAAAGAAGGACTGCACGCCAGGGACGAGCGTCCCGGTCACCCAGTTGTACAGGTCGAGGCCGGTGTCCTTGATCGTGGTCAGAGCCGTGATGACACCCGAGTCCGACGCGAGGCCGAACAAGTTCCCGTCGTAGGAGCCGGTGGTGACCAGCGTCCAGATCGACTCCAGCGCCGGGAACAGGGACCCGTTGATCCAGCCGAAGGCGGCGGACGCGCCCTCAGCAACCACACCCATGAAGTCCGTCAGGGCGGGCTTGATACGGTCCACGATCTCCATGCCGCCAGTGACGAGCGCTGCCTGGAGGTTGCCCCACGCGCCCTCAATCGTGCTGGTAGAAGTTGCCGCCTCCCGCGCCACGTCGGTGAAGCCAAGGTCCAGAATCGCCTGGTTGAATTCCTGGGCGGTGATCTCGCCCTTCGCCATCGCGTCACGGAAGTTGCCCGTGTACGCGCCGTTCTTCTCCAGGGCCTCCTGGAGCTTGCCAGACGCGCCCGGAATCGCGTCGGCCAACTGGTTCCAGTTCTCGGTGGTCAGTTTTCCCTGCCCAGCCGTCTGGGTCAGCACCATGCCCACCGACTTGAAGGTATCCGCGTTGCCACCGGCCACGGCGTTGAGGTTACCTGCGGCCTCGGCCAGCTGGTCGTAGCCCTCCACACCATTCGCGGCAAGCTGGGCGGTAATGTTCTGGATGTCCGCCAGCTCGTAGACCGTGTCGTCCGCGTACTTCTTCGTACTAGCGGTCAGCTTCTCGATCTCATCCGACGCGACACCAGCGAAGGACAGCGTGTTCTTGAACTTGTCGGTCGCGTCGCTGGCCGCCAGCGCCTCGCGCGCAACGTCCGCGAAACCCACCACCGCGCCAATAGCGCCCATAGCGCCGAGGGCGAGCGCACCGGCCTTGGCCGCGCTCTTGAAAGCGCCGCCAAGGCCGGACTCGATCTTCTTCTCAGCGGGCTTGGTGTCGACATCGCCCAGCTCCTTGCGGACGGAATCGTTCAGGCCCTTCAGGGACGGCGCGATCTGAATCCACGCCGTACCCAGGCTAAAGCCGTTTTCCGCCACGTCAAGCTCCTAACTGTGCGCCGCGATCCAACGTCGCGCTCTCTCATCCCGCCTCTGGGCCTCTGCCTCCGCCCGCTCGAACCAGCCCGGCTCAGGCGGGGCGACCGGCTTGGGCACGTCGCCCTTCTTGCCACCCAGGGACGTAATGATTATACCCTCCAGACGGTGGTTAGCGGCGAAGGTAGCCGCCACCTCGTCCGTCCAGGCCGCCGCCCCTCCCATGCGTTTGCGGAGCAGCGACCCGGAGGGCAGGTTGTCGATCAGCACCTTGACACGACGCAGCGACAGGCCGCCGGTGAAAACCTCCGTCAGGTCAAGGTTGTAGGTCATCTGGAAATCGGCCTCCAGCACCTCCCAGTGGTCCTCCAGGAAGGTGGCGAGGCCGATCAGTTTCCCTGTCGGAGAGACTGGAAGACCGACTGGACAAACTCGACCACCTTGGAGTATCGGAGCTTGCCGGACTCCTCGCGGAGGGCGGTCAGCGCGGCCTCGCGCTCGCCCTCATCCGGGATAAGCAGCTCCAGCATGGGGCGGTAGTCGCCCTGCTCCATTGCCACCATTGCGTCGAAATCGTCCACGTCGGTGGGGTCAACGTCCAGGGCAACGCCCATGACCTCGACGTGGACGGGCTGGGGTGCGCCGGTATCGCGCTTGGCCTGGGCCTCGCGGCGCGCCAGCTCAGCGGCGGAAGGCTGCTTCTTGGCGGCGGGCTTACGGGCGGTGGTGGTCTTGGTAGCCATGATCTGTTCTCCTAAAATAGGCTATCGGTTAAATTGGTCTGTTCTCCAGGGGTGTGATGCCCACCCGCGCGCCGGGAGAACAGACACGGCGCGCGGGTGGGAGACCAAGGGGGTCAGACGACCTTCAGGCCTTCCTCATCGGTCAGCAGGACGTAGCCGTCCAGGACCTCGAGGTTGTACTCGTACACGGTGAGTTCACCCACCTTGTACGAGATGTCCGAGCGCTCGCCCAGCTCCAGGCGCTTGAACACATAGCGCCTCTGCTTTCCGGTGGACACGTCGAAAAGGTCCGCCACGCCCACGAGGCCCTCAACCTTACGGGAGGTCGAAACCTCCATGCGGGTGATCGAGGACGTACCAGCCGTGACCTTCTCAGTCTTCAGCACGCCCAGGTAACGCTTCAGCAGCTCCAGCTTGGACTCCAGGAGCGAAGCCTTGAACGTAGTCGAAGATTCGGACATGTACGTGCGGACAACGCCGTGTCCCTGATGGCCGCGCACCTTGTCCACGCTGTCGGACATGCCCAGACCCATGCCGTCCTCAGACAGCCAGCCCACGTCGATCATGCCCGTGGGCATGGGGGTGGTCAGGTTGGTGATCGTGGACAGGTCGGTGCCCGCCGGGCCGAGATAGAGCGTGTCCTTCTCGGAGCCTGCCATAAAGGCGAGGTCAGCATTAGTCTTGCTCATTGCTTAACTCCTAGCTTCGCAGTGACTTGGTACGTCGCCGTGTAGCGACGCAGGTCCGTGTCGGGGTCGGGCAGCTCCGCCGGAGCGGGAGACTGCACGACTGCCACGGGGCCGTCCGCACTCGGGAGAGCGTGGACAGCATCCCCCACGCGGCGGGCGAGTTCGCCCGCCCACCACGAGGTGGGCGCGTAGGAGTCGATAGTGATCTGGGCGGTATACAGCACCCGGTCGTGCTGACCGGGGCCTCCCGTCGCCAGAACGAGGACGTAAGGGTGCGGGTCCTCCTCGGTGGAGGGGCGCACGCCGCCCACCGTGGTGCCCGCCAGCTCGCCCTCAAGGCCCTGGACGACACCAGGGCGGTTCAGGTAGTCGATCACCAGCTTCTGGAGATCGGGGAGTGGGTGGCTCATTGTTAGCCCCTTCCTACGGCGCGTTCCAGCACGTGGTTTCGCGCCTGATTCTTACGGGCTTTGTACGTTTCGGGGAGGACGTAGGCGCGGGCGCGGTCCTTACCGACGCGCACGCCCGAGGTGAAGCCCTCGCCAGCGCGCGAGGCGACCTCCGCTGCCTTCCTGGCGAGTAGGGCCTGCACCTCCGACCCCTTCAGAATGGCCTCCGCCGTCTTCTTGTTCGGCTTGAACTTAACGCTCACGGGGTGCCTCCTTCCGCAGCCTCAGATATACCCCCAGGGGGTACCCTACCAGGGAGCCGACCGGCTCCCACACGCCACCACGCAGACGCACCCGGTCCCCAGGCAGAACAGAGGCCGGAGCCTCGTCCCGGTTGTCCCAGTAGATCGTCACGTCCTCGCGCGTCCCGTAATCCTCGCCCGTGCCCTCGCGGTTCTCGGACTCCGTGGTGGCGACCAGGACCGGGGCCAGCGCGATCTCCTGAACGTCGTGCGCGCGAAACGTGACCCCCAGGGGATCACGCTTCGGTTCCGCACGACGCAGGAGCACCGCCTGCTCCTTCCAGGCAGCCATAACGCTCACGAGCGACCCCCAAACAGGGTGTCCGCCGACCCGAAAAACGAGGCCGTAGCGCCGTTAATGTCGTCCCGGTCCTGCCTCGTGAGGAACATATCCCCGCTCGGCGTTGACCACGACGTGGACAGGGTGAAAGGCCCGGTGGTCTGGGTAACCTGGGAGGCATCCCCGGCCACGCCCGCCGGACGCTGACGCAGCGCACGGGCGACGACGCGGCACACGACCGCCGCCCGCACCGACTCCGGCGCACCCTCCCATCCCGCGCAGCGGTGCCGGATAAGGTCGCTCGCGTCCTCCAGGAGGACCTGAGCGCGCGCGGGAGCCGCGTCCACCACCCGAAGGTCCTCGGGGGTGAGACGGTCGCGCAGATCGTCAAGCGTGGCGAAGGCGGTCACGTCAGACCAGCTCCTCGTCGGCCTTCTTGCCGGACTTCTTGCCCGGCTTCTCGTCCCCGGCCTCAGCCTCGGGAGCGATCAGGCCCAGGTCTTCCGCGCGAGCCGCCAGCTCGCGGACCTCGCCCGCCAGCTTCTCGTCGGTAACCGTGGCCGAACCCTCGGTGAACTGGACCGCGCCCGAAGGCAGGACCAGCAGCAGCTCAGGGTAGATAGATGAGTAGATGTTCACGGCGTTCTCCTTGATGTTGGACCGGCGACGGGGCCGATGCTCAAGGCCCCGTCGCCGGAGACGATCACGACAGCTTCAGCTTGCCGTGGTGCATCTCAGAGCCATAGGACAGGCCAATCTCGCCGTAGAGCTGGACGCGATCATACGCGCCCGTCTTGGCGAGAGGCTCCGCGAAGAAGTGGCCCTTGCCCGGAATCTCCAGGAAGACCGGGGCGCACTCATCGAGGGAGGCGACCACCAGCGTATCAGCGGGCATGTTTCGGTCGAGCATGATGTTGCACGCGCCGAAATCTGTTTCGATGGTCTGGACGTTCACGCCGCCGACCGTGCGGGACGACTCGCGGTAGGAGTTGTCCTTAATGAAGACCTTGGACAGCGCGCGCTTGAGCTTGCCGCCCACGATGATCGTTCGGGTCTCACCCTGCTGGATGCCGCCCTTCTCCCAGACCTTCTGCATGAGGTCCAGAACCAGGTCCTCAGTCAGAGCGCCGGTGCCCGCCACGACGTTGGTCGTGATGGCCTCGAGGAGGCCACGGGTCTTACGCGCGGTCGTGTTGTCCGTGGGGTCCTGGAAGGCACCCACCAGGAACGACTTGTTCACGTCGCGCGCGATCTGCTTCAGGCCCTGGTCGATCTGCCACAGCATCTCGTCCTCGGGCAGGATCACGTCGCCGATGGTAACCATCTTCTCGCCGCCCGTGGAGCGCTGGCGGGTGACAGCCTGGCGCGTATAGGACAGCTCGATGGCCTCCTGGTGAATCTCCAGGACGTTGCGGTTGGTGGAGCGCACGCGCTCCTCCGCCGTGGGGGCCTCCTGGCCTTCCTTGCGCTGGCGGTTCTCGTCAGCGTCGCGCAGATCGTAGGTCTGCCACTCGTAGAGGGTGGCACCGGCAGAAACGCCGCCGGTCAGGCCGCCGATAGCGGACAGGAACGGGGTGTCCTCGGGGGACACGGCGAAAAGCTCGCCGACGTAATTGGGCAGGTTGTAGGTCGTACCCTGACCAGTGATACCGGCCATTGTTTCCTCCTAGATCAGGTTGGAGACAGACGCAAGCTTCGCCAGCTTCAGGCGGGAGACCGCGTTCGTGTCGTTGTTCGCCTCGGCACGGACGAGCATCTCGTCCACGCTGAGGACCTCCCCGCCGGGGTTCTTCGTCCCCACGGTGGGGAGCGTGGGCGTGGAGGCAGCCCCGGCGGGTGCCGGGGTGGACTTGGCGAGGCCCGCCAGGGCCTCATTCAGGGCCTCGAGGTCCGCGTCGTCGCGGATGAAAGACCCGAGCGAGGCCGGGATGCCCGCCTTCTCCAGGCGCTGCGCGCGCTTCGCCTCGCGCTCGCGGGCCTCCTCGCGGTCGCGCATCTCCTGGAGCTGCGCCTGAAGGGCCTCGACGCTCGCCTGGAGCGCCTTCACCGCGTCCGGAGTGCCCTCAGTGGGTGCCTCGGGCGCTTCGGGAGCATCCTCAGCGGGTGCCTCGGGCGCTTCGGGAGCATCCTCAGCGGGTGCCTCGGAGACCTCCTCAGCCGGTGCCTCGGGCGCTTCAGGCGCTTCGGGAGCGTCCTCAGCGGGCGCTTCAGGCGCTTCGGGAGCCGCCGGAGTGGCCTCCGGTGCCTCGGGGGTCTGATCGACGGCGGGAGCGGCCTCCTGCGCCGCCTCCGTGGCCGTGGCCGTGGCCTTAGCCTTCTTCTTCATTGCTGTTCTCCTTCTCCCGAGAAGCCGCGAGCTTCTCAAGCCTGCGCGAGCGGAGCGCCCGCGAAGGACGATCCACACCCTGACCATCCGAGAACATTTCGGGGTGGCCGTCCCGCATATACGCCGTAATTATACGCCCAGATGGTGCCTTCACGCCATCTTTCACCGCAGCACGGCGCGCCGACAGGTACGCCGCGTACATATCGTCCGGATGGTAACCGGGCAGCGCCTTGTGCTCCCAATCCGGCACGATTCGACAGTCACATGAGTCGTGGTACTCGTGCCCCGCGCCTCCCGCGAGGTCCTTCGAGTGATACACCCACCCCCTGGAGGCCAGGAGCGTGCAGAACGCGCACGTCTTGCCCACCGGCACGCGCGCAAAGCGCGGGGCGCTCGGGTCCAGGTCCGCCGCCCGCAAGATCGACCGACGCGCACCCGTCTGAATCTCCCGCCCGATAGCCCCGGCCACGACGCGGATAGCCCGGCCCGGGTTGTCCCGCCCCAGGCCCGCCGCGTAGCGGCTCAAACGGTCGATCCGCTCCACCGAGTCAGCAGGGATCAACGCCTTCGGCGTGTACGCCGTCTTGTACGCCGGTCGCAGCTCCTGATACCAGTCAAGCGCGCCCTGCGTCAGCGCCGGGCCGTAAGCGTCGACAAGCTGCGCCAGGAAACGCTTCATCTCCTCACGCGACAGCGGGATGTCCTCGAAATTCAGGACACGAAACAGACTCACCAGCTGGTCCTCCGCGCCCGTGAGCGTCGCCCTGACCAGCTGATCGTAGACCTTCAGCTGCTCAGATGAGGTCAAAATCACCACCCCCGACGGCGGGGCCGCGAGCGCCACGCAGAATCGCGTCCAGGTTATCCCGGCCCCGCTGCTGCTCGATCTGCGCCCGCATCCGCGTAATCTGCTGGCGCGTGTAGCCCAGCTCCTCCAGAGCAACGTCGGTCTTGCCGATCTCGGGGATGGCCTGAATCTGCTTGATCATGGCATCCGACTGGGAGACAATCGACGGGCGAGCCGGGTTGCGCCAGTGCGTCGAGATACGCGCCGCGTCCTCGGGCAGAACACCATCACGCAACATCAGAATGTTGCGGTACACGCGGTTCAGCGCGTAGCTGTTCGCATCGTTGAAGTCGGAGGCTTCGGTCACCAGCTCCTCGCGCGCCGCGTAAATCGCGTCAGCAGACGAGGGGTTGTCCTGGACGATGCCGAGGGACCCCACCGGGAGGGACAGCGCGCCCGCCATCTCCTGCGCCAGCTCACGCAGCTGATCGACGTAGGGCTGCATGGACTGCTGGGGGATCATATCGACCTCGGGCGTGTCGCCATCCTCGTCGCGGGAGATGCCCTTCACGGAGCCGAGTCGCCAGCTCCAGGACCCCTTGATCTGGTCGAAGGTGGTCTTGTCCACGCCGCGCAGGAGCAGGCCGGGAGCCGTGAACAGCTCCGAGGACACGTCCATGCGCATCGAGGCGCGCACGGCGCGGTCCACGATAGACAGCACGCCGTCCGTCAGCCGCGAGCGCCCCAAAGGTCGATCCAGGTTGCCGCGATACACCAGCGCCTCCATAGGCGTGCGCCCCAGGTGGTGCTCAACGTGGCCCGTCACAAACCACCCCTGAGACCCGAGCGGAGCCATGCTCACCATCACGTGCGGGGTGAGCAGGATCAGCTCGACAGGCCGACCGAGGTAGTCCACGTCGTTGATGAGGAGGCCCGCGCGGATGCCCCGGCGACGACGGTCCCACAGCGCCGCCGCCGTCATGGCGGAATAAGGCAGGACGAGGACCGGCGGGTCACCCGCCGCGACATCGCCCGGCAGCGTGGCGAGGAAAGACACGCCATGCGTCGCCGCGCTGGCGACCGCCTGCCCGATCTCCGTGGCAAAACGGTTCTCGTCCAGGATCGAAGACAGCCCGTAGGGGTCCTCCGACCCGTCCGGGGCCACCACACCGTCCCAGTGGCACCGCGACGTGAGCGAGAAGACCGCCTTCTCCGGCCACGTCGACACAATCCGAAGGTCACGGGCGATCTCACGAGGCAGCGCAATGTCCAGCGAGTCCACGAAGACCTTGCAATCCAAGTACGCCTGACGGCGCGCGTTGCCCGGGTAGCGGGCCTGCCACGTGTTCACCAGCTCCTCGAGGGTCGCCTGGAGATCGTCAGGCAGGCCCGCCACGGACGGCGCGGTGAAAAGCTGGGGTCCCATGCCCGCGATCAGGCGGGTGTCGACGTTGGTGGTCATGCGAGGGCCTCCTGGCTCCTATTCGGGCGGCGGCGCGTCGTCCGCGCCATCCACAGCGCCACGCTCACGGCCTCCAGGGGCACCTCGTCGCCCTCCTGGGCCGTCGAGTGCCACCCCCACGCGCCGTCCGTGGTCCTGATCTTCTTATCTGACACCCCCACAGACGCATCCAGGGGGTCGCTATCCGCATTATACCCGCCAGGATGCGAGACCGTGCGACCCCTGACCGCGTTCAAGAAGCCCGAGCAGGCCGTGAAGTACTCCGCGTTGTCCAGGACGTGCAGGTAGCGGCGCGGCGGGCGCAGCGCGCGCAGGTCCTGCTGGAGCGCCAGAGCGCCCGAACGGCCCGACACGCCCACCGCCGAGTATCGGCCCCTGCGCTCGTACAGCCATTCCGCGAGCGCGGCGCTGTTCATGGTCGAAAAATCGCTGGCTTCGAGGTCGATCAGCTCCACGTGAGACGCGCCCGTCTTACGGTCATGCAGCGCGCCAGCGACCGCGACGCGCCGCCCGTCCTTCGAGAAGGCGACACCCAGGGCGCGCACCACGTGATCCGAGGTCAGCTCGGGGGCAAGCTCCGTGACCCCCGTCGCCTCCCAGTCGTCCAGCGAGATCAGGCGGCGGGTATTGTCGTCGGAGGCCCACCAGCCGAGGCGTTCGCGGGCGAACCCATCGTCCGCATAACGGGCGCGCTCGCCCTCAATCACCGACATCTGGAGACGGCCAGACGCAACCGCCGGGTTGGTACGCACCCACAGGCCCCGGTCGTCCGCGTCGATGCCCGCCAGCGACTTCGGAGCGCCCGGAGGAGACCACTCATCCCAGCACGTGCGCGAAGACTCGCCACTCAGCGCGTCGCGGCGCACGCGCGAAAACACCTCGCCCTCCGCCAGCGGACCCGGCGGTGTGCCTGTGTAAATCCACTGCGGGTCACCCAGGGGGGCCGCCGACGTGGTGGGCAGGAGCGCCTCCAGCGCGTCGTCCGTGAGCTGCTGGGCCTCATCCATCACCAGAACGTCGACCGTGAAGCCACGGCCTGACCCCTTCGAGCGGGCGGCGATCTCGATAGACCCGCCGTTCTTCAAGAAGATGGCCTCCTGGCCGTTCACGTTGCGGATCGACTCAACGAGGGCGTTCAGCTCGGGGAACTTCGCCGCCGGATCGTTGGTCTTCTGCCCGAAGAAGTGCTTCAGGCGGCGGAAGTGCTTCTGCGCAGTCTTCACCTCGTGGGCCGTGTGCAAGATGCGTTCGCCGCGACCAATCGCGCCGAAAAGCTCCCTGATCTCCAAGACGGCGTTTTTGCCGTTCTGGCGGGGCACGGCCAGCCCGCAAGTCATGTGCGCCCAGTTGTCGCCGACGATGCTCAGCCAGTTGTCGATCACCCACGCCTGCCAGGGGTCCGGGATGAGCTGGTAGGAGGCGGATAGGGAGACGGCGAGGTCCCCCAGCGAGTCAATCGCGGGGGACGTGATCGAGGTGACCGGCTCCTGGGAGGCCTCGAGGGCCTTCCGGTTAGGACGCGCGGCGGTCACGCTTGCGCATCCTTGCCTGGAAGATGGCGACCGCCGACCCGTCGCCGTCCGTGGTCGGCTTCGGGCCTCCCTGAGCCTCCGCCGGGTGCTCCAGGTCGTGCAGGTCCTTGGACAGGCGGTTGGCGGTGTTCAGGAGGGCGGACAGGTCGCCGGGCTTGGCCTGGTTGATGGCCTCCCAGGCCACCCCCAGGAGGTCGTTCAGCTCCTTCTTGCGGTCGTGGCCGGTCACAGCAGGCCTGCCTCGGTCGCGGGGATGATGTGGGGGATGCCGGACTTCTTCAGGCACGTTTCCATGAGGTAGGAGACGGTCACGCCGGGCGCGACGTAGGCCCTGACCGCGCCGTCGATGGCCCTGTTGCGGTTGGCCGCCGTGATCTGCTTGGGGGTGCGCAGATACAGGCGCGCGCCGCGCTTGCGGTCCTCCAGGTATTCCGCCCGGTGGAGCGTGTGCGTGCGGTACACGGGGTCGCGCTGGCCGACGAACGGCTGAAATTTGCGGCGCAGTTCGCCCCGGCTGGGGAAGATCACGACGGTGTGTGCCCCGTCTGGGGTCTCGTCGAGGAGGTCTAGCAGGTCGAAGTCGTTCATGTGGCCGATTATAGCATGTTTGGGCGGTTTTAGCGCATGAGTTGTTTAGCGCTTTGAGGGGATCGGGGATACCCCAGGGGGGTATTTCGCTTGGGCCTCTGGGTGTTCCTGGTTGTTGGGGGAGGGGATACCGCCCCTTGTCAAGTGGTAAGTATTGGTTTCGGGCGTGAGGTTTGCCACATTCGGGATGCTGGTTGTAGCGGTCTCGGGGACTTCGGTCCTGATGGTGCGCCCTATCCACTCACGAATGGGTTTCGGGTAGGTTGCGTTCACCATTGGATGCCTCCGACGGTGTGGGCCTGGGTTGGCCTGGGTTGGCTTGGGATGGGCTTTGAGCCTCTGCGTTGGTTGCATTGGCGGCAGGTGACGCGGGCGTTGTCGATGGTGTCGCCCCCACCGCGCGCGGCTGGGATCACGTGGTCTGGCTCTGGGCTGCGGGGCGTGAGTGTGGTTCCCCAGGCGAGGGGTTGTCCGCAATCGGGGCAGTGGGTTTGTCCGTTGGCCCTCGCGAGGTGGAGGACGCGGACGCGCCAGTGTTTGTGGCGTGCGGTGCCGGTGCGGGAGGTGCCGGGTCTGGGGGTCATGGGGTGAGTGTAGCACGCGGGGCCTACCTCGCGCGGCCCCGATGCGCCTACCTCGTGGTGTGTGCGAGGCCCGGCGGCGGGGTGGCGGGTGTCAAGTGCTTAGCGGTTTCGTCTTGTTACAGCGGGGTTTCAACGTTTTCGGGGTGGGGTGGGTTCTTGTTACACCTTGTTACGGGCTTGTTACAACCTTGTTACGCTTTGTTACATGGGTTTTTCGTTGGTATTCTGCGGAACTTTACACTCTTGTAACGAGATGCCTTATATCTCTATATAGAGCAGTTTTGAGCAATAATTGATAAATAGTATTGCAGGCTAACGCGTTACTGATCGACTTTTCGCTATTTAAAGTAAATAGAATTTCTTGATACAGGGGGCGAGCGCTTTTCGCCGTTTTCGCCGCGATACCAAGGCAAAACGGGTGTAACAAGGGTGTAACGAGATTTTGTAACGAGATTTCGTTACGCCCGTTTTGGGTGCCTACTACTGTCCGACTTTCGGCGGCGGTGGCACACGAGGTCGGTCCCGAACGCCTCGACACCACACCCTTAAAGCGCTAACATTGGGCGTATGGAACGCAAAGAACCATGCGGCAAGCGCCGCCCCTACGTCATCGACTATGCCCTCATCCCTGAGCCGGGCGGTGATCGTCGGCTCCTCGTGGGCCTCGACTCGTGCGGCCACGTGTGGGTGAGCCTCACCGACGCGCTCAGGAACACCGGCCTTGAGGGCGTGCCGCCTACCTACCGTGCGACGGTGATCGGCCTCGGTGGTGGCCGCGTCGTCCGCCCTCGTCTCGCGCCGGGTCGCATCAGCGCCATGCTCCCCCTCATGGTGGATGCGCCGGGGTGCGTCGCGCTGATTGCCCACACGGGGCGCGCCGGACTGCTGGCCTACCGCTCGGACGTGCGTCGGTGGATCGACCACACGCTGGGCATCTACTCGCTGGTGGGCGTGAACGCCTCGCCCGTGGTGTATCCCTGGCCCGAGGAGGTGGCAGCGTGAGCACGGAGCTGGAGTCTTTGGCCGAGCGCCTCCTGCACGACAGGGTGAGCGCGGCGGGTGGTCTGTGTCCGAAGCTCGCGCCCGTGGACGCGGGTATCCCTGACCGGCTGGTGATCTGGGAGGGCCGGGTGTATCTGGTGGAGCTGAAGCGCCCCGGCGGGCGGGTCCGGCCTATTCAGGTGGCGTGGCATAACCGCGCGAGGCAGGCGGGCGTTGAGGTCGTTCTGCTGAGTGGGACGGTGGAAGTTGCGGCGTGGTTGGATGATCTGGGGGTGCCGCCGTTGCCGCCGCGTCGTCGTGGGGGTGACAGGGTTCGCCGCTTGTGTGACTGACATTACAGGCGCTAGATGTTGCACTACTTGTTATCGGGTGTGCTATACTAATCATGTCACCGAGAGACGGTGACCTGAACCGAAAGGACCAAGACCATGACCTTCTTCAACGCCTGGCAGCTTCAGGGCTTCAACGCCGAGCAGATCGACCTGATCAACAAGGCCGCCGCCAGCGGCGACTACGGCGACGACCCCCACCTGGAGGACATCAAGGCCGACTACTCGTTCGAGCTGAACGCCCTCGCCTGACCCACCCCGGAGGCCCCGTCACCCGGCGGGGCCTCCACCCCATCGAAAGGACCAACCATCATGACCACCCCCGAACTGCCCGAGTTCGCCTACAACGTGCAGACCCGCGCCGCCCGCATCGGCTCCCAGATCGTCCTCCCCGTCGACGGCATCCGCCAGACAACCAACGGCTACGGGCGGCACTTCATCACCCTGACCATCCCGGTGTCCTGCGTCATCGTCGAGGACGATCCGACCGGACCCGTCAACCCCGCCAATCCCTTCGTCACCCTCGACCACTGAAAGGACCAAGACCAATGACCGAGAACAAGATCATCGAGCAGATTAGGCAGCTCCTGCGCATTGCTTCCGACCGGGGCGCGTCCGTCAACGAGCGCGAGCTTGCCCAGCGTCGCGCCGAGCGCCTTATGGTCCGTTACCGCATCGAGTCGCTGCCCGAGGGCGACGCGCGCGCCAAGGACGAGGACATTACCTCGATGGAGGTGGAGATCAAGGGCGGTTCCGCGTCGATGGCGCGGGCCATCGTGGACGGCCTCGCCACCCTCGCCCGCGCGCTGGACTGCTTCTGCTCGTGGAGGACGTACAAGCGGCACACGCTCGCCACCATCGTCGGCACACGCTCCGACCTCGCATACGTCACCGAGTTCTATAACGCCGCCGTCGCGTCCTACCCGTCGATGTTGAAGGACCGCCTGCGCTACGAGGACTTCTACAGTGAGTCCGAGCGCCGTCGGTTCCGCCGCTCCTACGTGATGGGTTTCTTCCAGGGGATCGCGGACAGGATCGAGATCGCCACCCGCGAGGAGACGACCTCGACGGGCCAGGACATCGTGCTTGCCTCGCGCTACCAGCGGGCCGAGGCGAAGGCGAGGGACGGGGTGAACATTCGTCCGGCGCGCGGTATCCTGATCGACCGTGACGGGGAGGCGAGCGGCGAGCGCGACGGGTACGTGTCCGGCATTGGCTGGATGGGTGAGCGGCTGGACGGCCCGCGCGTGGGTATCGCCGCGTCCTGACCCCACCATCCCGCCGCCTTAGCGCTTTGTGTTGCGTGGGGCGGCGGGGTGCCCTATACTGACTCATGTCACCGCCCCGGTGACCCGGACCCCCGAAAGGACCCGCCCATGCTCAACTTCCACGCCCTCGAGGTCAACCGCACCACCGGAACCGTCTTGCTGGACGGCCTCCCGATCACCGTCGTTGGCGACATCCACCCGCACCTCGCAGCGGACGAAGGCCTCCTGACCGTCACCGTCACCCTGCCCCTGTCCTCGATCACGGTGAAGACCCCGGGCGGGTCTGCCCGCGTCGACGCGCCCGAGGCTGGCGAGTGAGCGCCCCGCTCACCCTCCACCCCTACCAGCGGGTGGCGGTCGCCCACCTGCGGGCGCACGACCGGGCGGGCCTCTGGCTCGACATGGGCCTGGGCAAAACCGCCTCGGTCCTGTCTGCTCTGGAGGAGCGTCACCTGCCTGCCCTCGTGACGGCCCCGGCGCGGGTGACCCGCGACGTGTGGCCCGAGGAGGCCACCAAGTGGCGTCGTGGGGACCCCGGCGCAGCGGGCCGCCGCCTGGGCCAAGGACGCTGACGTGTACGTCATCTCGCACCAGCTCCTGGGGGAGGCCGCGCGCCAGCCCCACGGGTGGGAGACCTTCATCCTGGACGAGGCCAGCGGCTTCAAGAACTACCGCTCTAAGCGGTGGAAGGCGGCGCGCCTGATCGCCAAGACCGCCTCCTGCGTGTGGGAAATGACCGGCACGCCCAGCCCGAACGGCCTCCTCGACCTCTGGGCGCAGATCTACCTCTTGGACTTCGGGGAGCGCCTCGGGCGCACGATCACAGGCTATCGCCGCCGTTACTTCATGGAGGCTGGTCGCCTCCCGTCCGGCGTGGTCACCGGATACACGCCGCGCCCCGGCGCGTCCGAGCGCATCCACGCGCTCCTGGAGGACATCTGCCTGTCGATGGGCACGGAGGGCCGCCTCCAGCTCCCGCCGCTGACCATGAACCGGATCGAGGTCGAAATGCCGGCCTCCGCGAAGCGGGCCTACAAGGACATGCGGACGCAGCTCGTCGCGGACCTGTCCCTCCTGGGCGGCGTGAAGCATACCGCGTCGACGGCGGCGGTCGCGTCCAACCGACTGAGCCAGATCAGCGCGGGTTTCCTCTATGACGACGACCGGGACGGCTGGGACTGGCTGCATCACGCGAAGCTGGACGCGCTCGCGGAAGTGGTCGAAGGCACCGGCTCCCCCATCCTCGTCTTCTACCGATTCCAGGCCGAACTGGAGATGATCCAGGAGCGATTCCCCGAGTCCGTCCACGTGAGTGAGTCCGGCGCGGTGAAGCGGTGGAACGCGGGGCGCATCCCGATTCTGCTCGCTCACCCCGCCAGCGCGGGGCACGGCCTCAACCTGCAACACGGTGGGCACACCATCGTGTGGACCAGCCTCCCGTGGAGCCTGGAGCAGTGGCAGCAGGCCAACAAGCGACTCCAGCGACAGGGGCAGACCCACCCCGTCGTCGTCCACGTGATCGAGTCTCGCGGTACGCTTGACCCGAACATCCTCCGGGTGCTGGAGGGCAAGGCCGAGATTCAGGCCGCCCTCCTCGGACACCTGGAAAGCCTCATCTAACAAGAAGGGACCAAGAACTGATGAGCGCCAAGACCGCCGCCGATCTCACCCTGGACCTGTCGGTCGCCCCATCCGTATCGTCGCGCCGCTGGGAGGCTGCCACGCTGACGTGGGAGCGCCTCGTGGATCGCGCGCACAACCCGGAGTCCGTGAAGGACTGCGGCGGCTACGTCGCTGGCCGCCTGAAAGGCACCGCCCGCAAGAAGGGGCAAGTCGAGTATAGGAGCGCGGTCACGCTGGACGCGGACGCGGCCTCCGAGACCCTGCCCGCCCTCGTGGCTGGCCTCGGACTTCGCGCTCTCGTCCACTCCACCTACAGCCACACCAGGGCGCACCCGCGGTACCGCGTGATTATCCCGATCATGGGGCCGGGCCTGAGCGAGGAGGAGTACCCTCGGGTCGCCCGCGGACTGATCGAGGCGCTGGGCGAGGCCCAGTTTGACCCGGGCAGCACGCAGCCGGAGCGCCTGATGTTCTGGCCCGCCACCGCCAACCCGGACGAGTACGAGGTTGTGGAGTGCGAGGGCGAGACGGCGACCGCGCAGGGCCTCCTGCGCGACTTCGGTGGCCTCCACGCCACCCCCGACCACAAGCCGGGGCCGAAGCGCGACCCCAAGGAGCTGCCCGGCGTGGCTGGAGCCTTCAACCGCGTGTACGACATGGCGCGTGCCGTCGAGACCTTCCACCTCCCGTATGACCCGGTGGAGGGCGAGCCGAACAGGTGGCACTACACGCCCGCCGAGAGCGAGGGTGGCGTGATCGTCTACCCGGACGGCTATGTGTTCTCCAACCACGCGAGCGACCCGGCATACGGTCGCGCGCTCAGCATGTTTGACCTTGTGGCGCTCCACGTGTATGGAGGTGAGGACCGGGCGGCGGGTGTCCCGCAGTCCACGGCTCCGGCGGATCGCCCGTCTATCCAGCGGGCCATGCGCGAGTTCGCGGCGCGTCCGGAGATCGTCACGGAGCTGGTGGGCGCGGACTTCGCGCCGCTCGACGGCGACGAGACCGAGGGCGGCGAGGCGGGCGCTCGCGGCCTCCTCGAGTGGGTCCTGGAATTCCACCTCCACCCCAAGACCGGCAAGCCGCTGGACGACGTGCATAACTGGGACCTCCTCATGAAGCATGACCCGGTGCTGCGAGGCCTCGCCCGAAACGACATGACAATGAACACGGTGGCCCGCCGTGACTTCCCGTGGAGGAAGGTCACGCCCGGCAAGACCGACGTTCTCACCAGCGCCGACTTCGCACAGATCAGCGCCCACCTCCAGCGCGCCTACAACATGCCCCGCCCCGCCCAGGAGCAGCTACGCGGCGTGATCGACATGGTGGCCCAGGATCACGCTTTCCACCCGGTGCGCGAGTACCTGGAGGGCCTGGAGTGGGACGGCGTGAGCCGGATCGAAACCTACCTGCCCGGCGCGGCAGACGACTACACGCGCCGGGTGGCTCGCCTGGTGGCGGTGCAGGCCGTGGCCCGCGCCCTCGACCCAGGGGTCAAGGTCGACAACTGCCTGATCCTGACCGGACGGCAGGGCCTGGGCAAGTCCTGGTTCATCGAGCGTATGGCGCGCGGCTGGACCTGCACCCTCGGCCCCATCGAGAACAGCGGCCTACGCGACACCATCATGGCTATGATGCGCTCCTGGATCGTCGTCGCAGACGAAGGCTTCGCCATGAAGAAGGCCGACGCTGAAGCCCTCAAACAGTTCATCACGCTGACCCACGACACTGCCCGCCTTCCCTACGCCAGGGAGTCGGTGGACGTGCCCCGCGCGCAGGTGATCTGGGGAACCACCAACGACGCGGTGTTCCTGCGGAGCCAGGAGGGTAACCGCCGTTTCCTGATCGTGGAGGTGGCCGAAAAGCTGGACTTCGGTAAGTACACGAGCGCCTACGTCGACCAGGTGTGGGCCGAGACCGTCCACGTGTACAAGGAAAGCCTCGTCACCTACGCGGGCGAGGACCGTAACCTGGCGCTGTTCCTGGACGACGACGGCGAGGCTATGGCCGAGACCATCCGCTCGATGGCGACCGAGGAGGACAGCCTGGCTGGCCTCATCCAGTCCTACCTGGACACCCTCGTCCCCGAGAACTGGGCGGACATGTCCCCAGACGAGCGTATCAGTTGGCTACAGGACGAGGAGCAGGGTATAGTGAGTGGCACACACCCGATTGAAACGGTGTGTTCACTGGAAATCTGGGAGATAGCGCTAGGACGCGAGCGTGGAAAGCACTCGCGTGTGGACATTCTTCAGATCACGAACAAGCTGAAGCAGCTGCCCGGCTGGTTTGGTCCGTCCCCGAAGGCTTTGCGCCTGCCGTTCTACGGCCCGCAGCGTTTGTTCACGCGGCTGGTCGAGGACACCACCGACGTGAGCGACTCGCCCGAGTCGCTCATCTAACCGATCAACGATCACCAAGGAGAACAGATCATGGAAATCAACATCACGCTGGACGTTAAGGGCGCGACCGTGGAGGAAGTGCAGTGGCTGGCTGGTCTGCTGGCCGCGCAGCGCACCGCCCCCGCGCCGATCACCGTCGAGGTCGAGAAGGCCGCGCCCGCCGCCACCGAGGTGGAGGAGAAGCCCGAGCCGAAGAAGGCGGCGAAGAAGCCCACCGCCAAGAAGACCGCCCCGAAGAAGGCCGACCCCGCTCCCGAGCCGGAGCCGACCCCCGAACCCGCCGCCCCGGCGGAGGACGAGACCGACGGCGCGACCCTCAACGACGCAGACGCGCCCAACGAGGAGGCGCTGAAGGCAACGGCCATCGAGCGCGCGACCGCGCTCCTGGCCGAGGAGGGCGGGGCCGAGGCCGTGAAGGCCGCGCTCAAAACGGTGGGTGCCCGCCGCGTTTCCGCCCTCACGGGCGACGACATCCGCGCCTTCCTCGACGCTCTCCCGGAGGCCTGACCAATGCCTCCCAAGGGTCACGCAAACCTGGGGCCGTCGAGCGCGGCACGCTGGCTATCTTGCCCTGCCAGCGTGCCGCTCGCGGCGGCGGCACCCACCCCGCCCGAAACGCCCTACGCGGCGGAAGGCACGGCGGCGCACGCGCTCGCGGAAATCTACGCCCGCTTTGAGCTGATCGACCACGACGAGGCCCGCCGGGACCACGCGCTCGCCCACTGGGACGCGAAGTACGCGGCGGAGTACGACCGCCGCGACATGGAGCGCCACGTGGGTAAGTACGTCGACCAGGTGCGCGCCGCCCTCGACTCCGAGCCTCACTCGGTTCTGCTCCTGGAGCAGCGGATGGACACCGGGGTGCCCGGCGTGTGGGGCACCGGCGACGCGGTGGTGGTCTCACCCCGCCTCGTCCACGTCCTCGACCTCAAGTACGGTCAGGGCGTGCCGGTGAACGCGGTCGGCAACCCGCAGCTCCGGCTCTATGGCCTTGGGGCCATGAACGAGTTCGGGGACCTCCTGGGCAGCATCGAGGAAGTCAGCGTGACTGTCGTGCAGCCCCGCCTCGGGTCTGTTTCCTCCGAGACGCTCACCGTCGCCGAGCTGCTCGCTTGGCGGGACGAGCACGTGTTGCCCGCCGTCCAGAAGGTCGAGGACGGGTCAGGTGAGTTCGGCCCCGGCGAGGCGGCTTGCCGCTGGTGCCCGGTCGCCGGGGAGTGCCGGGCGCGTCGTGACTTCCTCGTCGCCCGAGACTTCGGAGACCCCGGCCTCCTGGACGACGAGGAGGTGGGCGCAGAGCTGGAACGCGTCGCCCAGATACGCCACTGGTGCGACGCACTGGAAGGCGTGGCCTTCGACCGTATCTACACCGAGGGCCGGACCATTCCGGGCTTCAAGGTGGTTGCGGGCAGGGGTCGCCGCGTTGTGACTGATCCGGCGGCGGCTATCCAGACGCTGATCGACAGCGGTTACCAGCCCGAGCAGGTGGCAGAGTTCAAGATTCTACCGCTTGGCAAGCTGGAGAAGCTGGTGGGCAAGTCTGACCTCCCCGATCTGATCGGGGATTACATCACCAAGAAGGAGGGCAAGCCCTCCCTGGTGGGGGATGCGGACCCGCGTCCGCCTCTCACAGCCGCCGCGAGCGCTGCGGCGGACTTCGGGTAGACAACCCGGAGACTAAGCGCTACACTTAGGGGTGTGCCGGGGCCTTGAGCCTCGGCCCCGGCACGCTCACCGATTCACGATCTCACGAAAGAGTTGATCACAATGGCTAATCCCCGCAAGGTTGTCACCCGCGCCGACGAGAACATTCGCCTCGGCTACGTTCACCTGTTGGAGCCTTACGCGGCCTCCCAGGAGCAGGACCCCAAGTTCTCGTGTATGCTGATTATCCCCAAGACGGCGAAGCGCACGCTGGCCGCGATTAAGGCCGCTCAGGCCGCCGCGATTGAGGAGCAGAAGGCGAAGTTCGGCGGCAAGGTGCCGAAGAACCTGAAGTCCACTCTCCATGACGGCGACGAGGACGCAGACCTCGAGCGCAATCCCGAGCTGGAGGGGTGCTACTACATGAATGTGTCGGCCAAGCGCCGCCCCGGCGTTGTGGATCGCGACCTGAACCCGATTCTGGACAGCACCGAGGTCTACTCGGGCATCTACGCCCGCGTGTCCATGAGCGCCTATTGCTACAACACGAACGGGAACAGGGGCGTGACCTTCGGCCTGGAGAACGTTCAGAAGGTCCGCGACGGCGAGATGCTGGGCGGCGGCGCATCCCGTGCTGAAGACGACTTCGACGTTCTGGAGGACGACGAGGACAACATCCTGTAACATAGGCCCTGATGGGTCCCGACCCCCTCACCACCTTCTTGGTCCTGGTGGTGAGGGGGTCTTTTCATCCCCTGGTTTGCCTCGTAGCGCTTGGGTGTGCTATGCTGGTTCATGTCACCGCACGGGTGACCCCTGAACTGAAAGGACCAAGACCCATGCCCCGAACACATGGACTGCGTTCCACCTACGTCGCCGGGTGCCGCTGCGACCAGTGCCGCGCCGCCAACCGCGAGTACGGACGCAAGAAGTCGCGCATCACCGACTTGACCCCTGCTCACCGGGAGGCGCAGCGCGCCGCCCAGGAGACCAGCGTGGAGGCCGCCACCCGCTCACACCGCCCCTGGGAGCAGTGGGAGGACGAGGTGGCCGGAGACTACTCCAGATCGATCTCGGAGATTGCCGCCGACCTCGGGCGCACCGTCTCCTCGGTGCGCAACCGCCGCGCCGTGAAGGGCCTGCGCGCCCGCTGGCACGCCGCCCACGTCCTCGAGGGAGGCGAGCAGAAGTGAAGAAGTATCAGATCGACTGGTGTCAGTTCATCTGCGCCCTGATCACCGTCGTGAGCTTGGTCGGTGCCATCGTCGCTATGTTCCTCATGCCCCGCCAGCCGTGGCCGGTCGTCTTCCCGCTTCTGTGCGTCGCCGCCCTGTTCTCGGTGATCGTTGACGCGCGTATGGAGGGGCACGGGCGGAGGGGCCGGAAATGATTCCTCCCAGCCTTATCACCCCTGCCCCGGCCCCTGTCGTCGCGCTCCCGCACGACCTCTACGTGGACATTGAGACGTACTCGACCACCGATATTAAGCGCGGGGTCTACCGCTACAGTGAGGACCCGGAGTTTCTCGTCCTCATGTGTGCGTGGGCGCTGGACGACGGTCCCGTGCAGGTCGCCGTCGGACGCGACGAGATCATGAAGATTCCCCACCTCCTCGACGGCTCCAACGTCGTCGTGAGATTCGCCCACAACGCACAGTTTGAGCGCGTTTGCCTCTCTCGATTCCACGGACTACCGACTGGTCAATATCTCCCGCCTGAAGCCTGGGAGGACACGATGGCCCACATGGCGGAATGGGGATACCCGCAGTCCCTGGAGGGTGGGGCGAAGGCCCTCGGGGCCGACCCAAAGGACGGCGCGGGCGCGGCCCTCATTCGTTGGTTCTGCCAGCCGGACAGGAGCGGCAAGCGCCGCCTGCCCGAGGACCACCCCGAGAAGTGGGCGCAGTTTGTCGAGTATTGCCGCCAGGATGTGGCGACGATGCGAGACATGCGCCGCCGCCTCCTGCGCCGTCACGGTCAGGACTGGCCGACCGATCACGAGCGCCGTGTGTGGATTGCCGACCAGAAGGTCAACGACCTGGGCATTAGGGTGGACCTCGATATGGCCGCGAGCGCGGTCGAGGCGGCGAGCGAGAACCTCGCAGCCGACAAGGCCGAGGCCAAGGCCATCACGGGCGTGGAGAACCCAGGGAGCACGGCGCAGCTTCTCGGCTGGTTTGGTGGTCTCCTGCCTGACCTGAAGGCGGAGACGGTGCGCCAGGCGCTCACGCGCGACGATCTGACCGCCGATCAGCGCCGCGTGCTGGAGCTGCGCCAGAGCATGGCGCTGACCG